GCGGAGCGCAACGCGCTGCTGGAGCTGCGAAACGCCCACATTGTGGCGAAGTACGGCGCCGGCTCGAGCGTGTCGGCGCTGTCGGCGGAGTACGGCATTCACCGCAAGATGGTGGCCACCATCCTGGACCGGGCCGGCGTTCAGCGCCGGCGGGAAGGTGTGCCATGACCTGGTGGGCAGCCCTGCTGCTTTGGCTGGTGGCGGCCGTCGCCGCTGTCGCCGCTAACGCCGCCATGTGCTACGCCCGCGACTTGCGGGCGGAGCGGGAGGACCGGATGCGCAAGGCCGTGACCCTGCGCAACCGCCTGGCGGACTTTCGTATGGCCATGGCCGAGCTGGCCGACCAGGACCCCGGCCGCGAGCCTTGGCTGGAGGAGCTGGACGGCATCATGGTGGAGGCTGTGCGCACCGGCGTGCCCTTCGACGCGGAGGCCTCGCCATGGTGAAGCGCTGCGCGAACATGGACACCATCCGGGAAAAGCTCCGCGACGCCGAGAACCCCAAGAACCTGCCGGGCGCGTGGCTGACTGCCTCCGAGTGCCGCAAAGTGCTGGAGGCGCTGGAGGAGGCCGACCGCATCCGCTCCGCCGTCGCAGTGGTGAAGGTGCAGCGATGACGGCGCGAACCATCAAGGCCTCCGAAGCCCGTGATGTGCTGGCCGAATACACCAACGAACAGCTGGCCGAGTTCGCGCGAAACGCGAAGGCGCGCGGCGCTGACTTCGCCCGCCTCGCTGCCGCCCATCAGTCCAACGCCTCGCGCTACACCAAAGAGCTGCGCCGCCGGGCACGCGCCGCAAAGCGTGGCGCGCCATGACCCGGGCCACCTCCGGCCTTCCAGTCAAGGCGAAGCGCAAGCGCGAGCCCATCTACCTGCGCGTGGTCAAGGGCGGATTCGAGCCCGCGGCGGCCTACTACGCCGAACAGCTGCGCGCCCGCAAGTTCAAGGTGGGCGACCTGGTGCGCGCGGAGCTGGTGAAGCCGCGCAACCCGCGCCACCACCGGCTGGTGTTCGGGCTGCTGGCCAAGGTGGCCGAACACCTGGACACCACCACGGACGCGCTGCTGGTGCTGGTGAAGATTCGCATGGGCCTGGTGGAAACCATCATCGACTCCGCCACCGGCCGCACCTACTACGTGCCCGCGTCCGTGGACTTCGAGAACATGGACCAGGGCGCGTTTGCGGTTTTTCACCGCGACCTTTCCCGATTGATTGCGCGCACCTGGCTGCCCGAGTTCACGCCCGAACAGGTGGCGGACCTTGGCGAAATGATGGCCGAAGCATGAAGCGCGCAATAGGAAGCGCCACTGCGGCCCAGCGCCGACGCCACGACGCCATCGCGGAGCTGGGGTGCGTGGCCTGCTGGATGGATGGCCGCGGCCGGATGCCCGCCGAGGTTCACCACCTCACCCTGGGCGGCCGGCACGGCGCGCCGCAGCTCGGCCATGACCGCGTGGTGGGTCTATGCACCTACCATCACCGCGGCTACCCGCCCGAGGGCTACACGAACACGCGCGCGCTGGAGGTTTTCGGCCCCAGCTTCGCGCTGAAGCCCAACGCCTTCAGGGACCACTACGGCCGCCAGGAAGTGCTGGAGGAATTCCAGGAGGCGCTACTGGCGAAGCATGCCGCCCTCTCCGGCATCCGCCCGGCGAATGGTCGCACCTGAGACAGCGCGCGGCTGGCCCGTAGGCTGTGGGCTCTGACCCGCCCCGACACCTACCCGAGGACGCGCCCATGCTTGAATCCGTCGCCATCGCCCTGGTGGCCACCCTGGTGCTGGTCCCCTGCGCTGTCGCCAGCTTCGCCTGGACCGTCACCCTGGGCATGAAGCGCCTGGGCGTCACGGACCAAGACCTGCGGGACGCCATGGACCGCGTGCTGCTGGACCCGAAGGCCACCGCGCAGCTGGCCGGCCTCGCCATGGTCGGCCTTTGCATCCTCCTCGGCCAGGTGTTCAGCTGACCATGAACCCGAAGCGCGAGCCCACAGCGTCCGTCATCTACCCCACGGAGGTGACGCCGAACGACGCCCGCGCGTTTGGGAGTGGGGAGCGCTACTACCCGGCGTACATGAGTGCCGGACCGGACCGCCGCGCGGTGCCGCTGCTGTTCACAGCGAACCAGCTGGAGGTGGCAGCGGAGCGCGCGACCCGGAACCCGGAGGACGTGCCGCCCATGGCGCACACGCCTGGCGAGCGGGAGCGCGCCATCCGCGAGCTGGTGGCCTTCGGCCTGGGCATCCTGCTGTCCATCCTGGTGATGGCGTTCAGCGGTGCCGCCGAGGCTCGCGGCCCGGCCGGCCTGCTGTCGGACCGCTACGATTCGGAAATCCAAAAGGCCGCGAAGCTGTACCTTCCCGGCTGGCGGTGGGAGTGGTGGAAGGCCCAGCTGTATCAGGAGTCCCGCCTGGACCCCTCGGCGGTTTCGCCAGTGGGCGCGCGCGGCCTCGCCCAATTCATGCCGGGAACCTGGCGGGATGAAGCCGGACGCCTTGGCTTCGGCCACCTCTCCCCGCACGCCGCAGAGCCCAGCATTCTGGCCGGCGCCGCCTACATGGCCCGCCTGCGCACGCAATGGCGCAGCGAGCGCCCCGAGTCGGACCGCCGCGAGCTGGCACAGGCCAGCTACAACGCCGGGCTGGGCAACATCCTGCGCGCACAGCAGCGGTGTGACGGCGCCCGCCACTGGCCGGAAATCCAGCGGTGCCTGCCGCAGGTGACCGGCGAGCGCAACGCCCACGAAACGCGCACCTACGTGGAGCGCATCGCACGCTGGTATGGCGTCCTGGTGGTGTCGTCGTGAAGCTGTCCGACCTGAACCCGCAAACGCAAGCCGCGCGCATCGTCGCCGGCATCGTCGGCCTGCTGCTGGTCCTCGCCCTGTGGGCCGCGCCCGCTGTTGGCGTCTACCTGTACCTGGCCGGCCAGCAGGCCATCGCGGTGAAGGCTGCCGAGGACACCACGCGCGCCGAGGTCACCGCCGAGTTCACGAACGCCGCCGCCGAGGCTGTCGCCAAGGCCCGCGCCGATTGGGCGAAGCGCCAGGCTGAAGCCACCCGCCAGGCCGAGGAGGACCGCGCCGCCATCGCGCGCGACCTCGCCGGCCAGCGCACCCGCGCCGATAACCTCCTCCGCCAGCTGCTGGGGCACATCAATGCGAACCCTTTACCTGCTGACTGCCGCCTGGATGCTGACCGCGTGCGGCTCTACTCCGATTCGCGTAGTCGCGGACCCGCCCCAACCGATTGACGCCGGCTGCGGCCCCTGCCTGGCCGCACAATGCCCCCAGCTGCCCAGCCTGACCGCATCCGAGGACGGCACCGCCTCCCCGGATGACGTGCTGGCCCTCGGCCCCGAGGACGGCAAGGTGTCCGCCACGTGCCAGGCCGCGCTCCGCGAGTGCCAGGCCTGCGTCATCCGTGCCCGTGACGCGGGGGCGATTCGGTGACGGGCCAGCCGCAGCTCGGGCCGGGATTCCAGGACCACCACCTGAATGCCCGCCTGACCAACGTGGAGGACGGCCTGGCCGAAACCCGCAGCATCCTGCGCAGCGTGGACGAATCCCTGAAGTCCCTGGTGCGCCTGGAGGCCCACCACGCCGAAACGCGCGAGGGCATGAACCGGGCGTTCAAGTCCATCAAGGTGCTGGACCTCCACGCCAAGGAAACGGACAAGGCCGTGGCGGACCACGCCCGCCGCCTCTCCGACACGGAGGAGGACGTGGCCGCCCGCGCCGCCACCCTCGCCTTGATCCAGGGCGAGCTGCCAAAGCTGCGCCAGTCCGCCGGGTGGGTGAATAAGGCCGTGCTGGGCGCCGCCGTCCTGGTGGGCGGCATGTTCGGCACCGTGGCCGTGGACCGCATCCGCGGCTGGTTCGCTCCGGCAGCCCCCCAGGTTCAGGCCCCCGAAACGGACCGCACCACCTCCCGGTAGCATTCCGCTATCCTTGGTAGCGGTCCCCTTACGGTAGAGTCCTGACAATGGCAGCCCGGAAGCCATCCAAGCCCACCAAGGGCAGCAAGACCGGCAAGCGCAAGCCAACCCGCAGCCCGAACAGCACCATTGACGTGCTGGCCGACATTCGGCAGGCCCAGGCGCTGCGCCTTCGCATCCGCGGGCTGTCCTTCCGGGAAATCGCCGCGGAGCTGGCCGTGACCCACACCACGGCCCACGACTACGTGAAAAAGGGCCTGGCCGAGCTGGCCGAACACAGCCGCGGCACCGCCGAGGAGCTGCGCGCGCAACAGGAGGCACGCCTGGCCGCCGTCATGGCCGCCAATTGGCCGCTGGCCCTGGGCGACACCTCGGACCTGGTGCGCAAGGTCCGCGAGGAGGGCGAGGCCCGCGGCATGGCCCCCGACGCCCTCGCCAAGGCGCTGGGCCGCCTTCCGCTCCCTGGCGTCCCCTCCACCGAACACGGCAAGCGCGTGCTGGATTGCCTGGCGCAAATGGCCAAGCTGCGCGGCCTGGAGGCCCCGGTGAAGGTGGCGAACACCAACCCGGACGGCAGCGAGGAGCGCCCGGCCGCCGGCTACGTGCTGCCGCTCCCGCCCACCATGGACCTGGCCGCATGGCAGGCCGCCGTAGCTAAGGCCGCGCAGCGCCCTGAATGACCGCGCCCGCGCCCGTCGCGGTGTGGGCTCCCAACCCTGGCCCGCAGTCCCTGCTGGTGTCCTGTCCCGTGTGGGACGTGCTGTACGGCGGCGCGCGTGGCGGCGGGAAAACGGACGGCCTGCTGGGCAGCGCCGGCATGCGGTCCCTGTACCTCGCCCTGCACCGCGGCACCCGCGCACCTTGCGGCGCCAGGCTGCTGCCGGCCGCCCACTACCGGGGCCTGTTCATCCGCCGCACCTATGACGAGCTGGACGAAGCGGTGAGCCGCTCGCATGAAATCTTCGGCCCGCTGGGCGCGAGCTGGCGCGCGAGCCGCTACACCTGGACCTTCCCCTGGGGCGGCTACCTGAAAATGCGCTATCTCGCGCATGACCGGGACGCGGCGCGCTACCAGGGCCATTCCTACAATGACCTGCTGGTGGATGAAGCCGGTAACTTCCCCAGCCCGGAGCCCATCGGGAAGCTGCGCGCCACGCTGCGCGACCGCAACGGGGTGCCGGTGCGCATCCGAATGAGCGCCAACCCTGGCGGCCCAGGCCATGCGTGGCTGAAAGCCGACTACGTGACCCCGGCGCCGCCGTTCACGCCGCACGCCGACCCCAACACCGGGCTACCACGCGTCTACATCCCCTCCCGGCTCGAGGACAACCCGGCGCTGGTGTCGAATGACCCGACCTACGCCACCCGCCTGCGCGGCTCCGGTCCGGCCTGGCTGGTGCAGGCCTGGCTGAATGGCGATTGGGACGTGGCCCCGGAGGGCGGCATCATCAAGCTGGCATGGTTCCGCCGGTACGCCCTGGGCCAGGCGCCCGTCCCGCCGGAGCGGTACATGGTGGTGCAGTCCTGGGACACCGCCTACAAGCCCGGCCAGCACAATGACCCCAGCGTATGCACCACCTGGGCGGTGACCACCACCGGCTACTACCTGCTGGACGTGTTCCGCGAGCGCCTGACCTATCCGGCGCTGAAGGCCAAGGCCGTGGAGCTGGCGCGCGCCTGGGGCGCCGATGCTGTCCTGGTGGAGGACAAGGCCAGCGGCCAGTCCCTGATTCAGGACCTTGGCGAGTCCACCACGCTGCCCGTCATCGCGGTGGAGCCCGAGGGGGACAAGGTGACCCGTGCCCTTGCGGTGACCGGCGCTATGGAAGCCGGCCGCGTCCACCTGCCGGCCACCGCGCCCTGGCTGCTGGACTTCGAGCTGGAGCTGTCCATGTTCCCCACCAAGGGCGTCCATGATGACCAGGTGGACAGCGTGACGCAGTTCCTACGGTGGGCGGCCGTCCACGCGGTGCGCGCCATGGAAGCCTTCAGCTCCGGCGTGCTGAACGTCGGCGCGGCCGTGGACCCTGGCGAGTCGGCTGCGAATGGTCGCAGGGCGACGGAGGCCATAGGCTGGGGCACAGTGTCCAGCGTCAATGACTCCGCCGGATACCTGTAGCGCATGGCAGTGACCAAGCCCGTAAAAGAGGAGCTGGCCCGCCGCGACGAGGGCCTGGGCGCCGTTTCCGGCTTCGCGTCCCTGCTGGCCACCGATGATTCGGTGCTTAATAGCCGCGGCCGGGACTATCGCATCTACCGCGAAACCCTCCGCGATGACCAGGCCGGCAGCACGTTCGCCCAGCGCCGCCTTTCCGTCGTGTCCAAGGAATGGCACGTGGAGCCGGCGAGCAAGCGCCGCGTGGACGTGGCCGCCGCCGACTTTATGCGCGAACAGCTCCAGGTCCTGGAGTGGGACCGCATCACGGACAAAATGCTGTTCGCGCGCTGGTACGGCCATGCCGTCGCGGAATGCATGTGGCAGACGGATGGCCGCTTCATCACCCTGGCCGACGTGCGGGTGCGGGACCGCTCCCGCTTCGCCTATGACCGCGACCGCCAGCTGTACCTGGTGGACGGTGGCCGCACCGTGCCGATGCCGGAGCGGAAATTCTGGACCATCAGCACCGGCGAGGATAACGACGACGCGCCCTATGGGCTCGGCCTCGCCCATTGGGCTTACTGGCCGGTGTTCTTCAAGCGGAACGGCATCAAATTCTGGCTGACCTTCGCGGAGAAGTTCGGCAGCCCCACCGCCGTGGGCAAGGTTCCGGCGGGCCAGCTCGATGACCCGCAATTCAGGGACAAGGCGCTGCGCGCGCTCCAGGCCATCGCCTCGGAAACCGCCGTGCTGGTGCCCAACGGCATGGAAATCACCCTGCTGGAGGCCACGCGCGGAGGCGCGGCGACCTATGACCAGCTGGTGGACGCCATGGACGCCGCCATCGCCAAGGTGGTGGTGGGACAAACGGCCAGCACCGAGGGAACGCCCGGCCGCCTGGGCAATGACAAGCTCCAGGGCGAGGTCCGCATGGACCTGGTGAAGGCCGACGCGGACCTGGTGTGCGGCAGCTTTAACCGCCAGGCCGCCGCGTGGCTGACGGAATGGAATTTCCCCGGCGCCCGCACCCCGAAGGTGTGGCGCGTGGTGGAGCCGTCCGAGGACCTGAACGCGCGCGCGGAGCGCGACACCAAGGTGTTCGCCCTGGGCTATGAGCCCACGGAGGAATACATCCGCGAAACCTACGGCGAGGGCTGGCAGAAAAAGGCCGCCCAGGCCGGCGTGGACCCCGCACAGGTGCCGCAGCAGCTCGCCGCCGAGTTCGCGGAGCTGGGCGCGCTGTCGGCCATGAAGCTGGGCCACCGCGGCGACCAAACCGCCATTGCCGAGGCCGCGCAGGCCTTCGCCAACCGCTATGAAACCGTCCTGGGCGAGCGCGTCCAGGAGCTGCTGGACCTGGCCGAGAACACCGGCGACTACGCCACGTTCCAGGAGCGCATCAAGGCCATGATGGCCGAGCCGGCGAAGGCCGACACCACCAACGCCCTGCGCAATGCCGGCGTGTTCTCGCGCCTGCTGGGCCTGTTCCGCCAGCAGCGCAATGACCGCACCAAGGGCGAGGCCGTGGCCTTCGCGGAAGCGCAGGCCGAACGCGAGGCGCGCCGGGACAGCTGGCTGGCCGCGCTGCTGTTCCGGGAGCCCAAGGCGCCCACCATCACCGTGAACCCTGCGCCCGTCACCGTTCAGGTGGACGCGCGCCGCGGTAACGGCACCGTTACGCAAACCTTTGAACGCGACCAGGACGGCAACGTGTCGCGCATCACCACGTCCGAGGACTGACCCGTGCCCCTGCTGGTTCCCAACCCGTCTGAAACCACCATGCTGGAGGCCATCCTGAACAAGGTGGCCCCGCAGAACCTGGTCCTCCGCCTGTTCACCAACAACGTGACGCCGGGCGAAACGGACCTGGCCGCCACCTACACCGAAGCCAGCGGCAACGGCTACGCCGCGCAGAACCTCACCGCCGCGAGCTGGACGGTGGCGGAAGGCGCGCCCACCGAAGCCACGCACCCGGAAATGACGTTTACGTTCACCGGCGCCCTGGGCAACGTCTACGGCTACTACGTGACGCAGGCCACCAGCGGCAAACTTATGTGGGCGGAGCGCTTCACCGGCGCGCCGTTCAACATCGCCAACAATGGTGACCAAATCCGCGTCACGCCCAAGCTGGCGCTGGAGTAACCCGCCCATGTTCGCGCCAGGTGACCGCGTGGTGGTGCTGCCCCCGTTCGGGGACGGCGCCACGCCCATGGTGGTGCTGGAGGTTCAGCACGTCACCGCCGAGGGCGAGATTGTGGCCGAGCCCGCGGCCACGGTGCAGTACGTCCTGGCCGCCGAGCCGGAGGGCGAGGGCTGCGCCTTCGCTTCGCAGTACGTGGAGGCCGCGCCGTGACCATCACCACTGAGGACGGTGTGGTGAACGCGCTGGCCAACAATTCCAGCCACATGGTGGTGGACAAGGCCAGCATTTCCAACACCGCCGCAGGGCAGCCCACCAGCATGTGGCGCGCCACCGGCGTGCCAGGCCAGGGCGCCATCCCCACGACTGCCGCTATCCCAACGCGCGCCACGACGGGCGCGGTGGGCTTCGCCGCGCAGACCGCGCCGGCTACCAGCTACCTGGGCTGGATGCGCGCGGCCACGTCCAACGCCGCCACCACCGTGGAAATCCATGACCGCGTGGCGCACATGGGCGGCCTAAGTGGCACCGTCGCCACCGCGCAGTCCGCCAGCATTGACGTGGGTTCGGCGGGCCTGAACCTCCCGGCGGACCGCCGCGGGGATACCAATTTCAGTGACCTGCAATGGTGGCTGGAGGTCTACACGGACCTGGGCGCCACGGGCGTGAACGCCACCGTGGCGGTGACCTATGACGACGGCAGCACCGGCAACCTGGCCGCCATCGCGATGGGCGCCACGCCGCGCGCCGGGCGCTTGTACCGGCTGGTGCCGGCTGTCGCCGGGCGCTTCATTCGGGCGGTGAACACCGTCACCCTGTCGGCCACCACCGGCACCGCCGGAAACTTCGGCGTGACCTGCACCCGCCCGCGCACGGGCGTGGACAGCATCGTGGCCAACAAGGCCGAACCGTATGACTGGCGCATGCTTGGCCTGCCCGAGCTGCCGAACGATACGTGTCTCCAGTTCATCGTTTTCCCCAGCACCACCTCCACGGGCACCGTTCGCGCTCAGGGCAAGATTGCCCACGGATAACCGGCAATGAGTGAATGGCGCGGCTGGCATAGGCTCACGCCCCCGCGCACGCCGTGGGGCAATGCGGCATTCAGGGCGCTGGTTGACGCGCCCTACCTGCCGCAGGGCGCGCAGTCCTTCAGCTTCACCGCATCCGGCGGCGTCACGACGGGCGGCACGGCCCTGGTCGCGCGCCGGGTGGTGCTGCCCTACGCCGCGACGGGCGGGGCCATCCTGGGCGGCGCTGCGGCCGTCACGTTCCAGTCCGCCGGCTTCAGCTTCACCGCCTCGGGCGGCGTCACGCTGTCGGGCTCGGCGCTGCTGGAGCGCGCCTACGCCTGGCCGGCATCGGGCGGGCTCACCACCGGCGGCGCTGCGGCACTGGAGCGGACCTACGCGCGCGCGGGCACGGGCGGGCTTGTCCTGGGCGGCGCGGCCGGCATCGCCACCACCGTGGTGCCTCCGGCGGGCGGGGACCTGGCGCTGGGCGGCGCTGCTGCGGTGGCGCGCACCTTCGCGCACGCGGCCACCGGCGGCCTGGTCCTGGGCGGTGCGGCTGGCGCCGCATACCAGCAGGGCAGCCCCTCGCATGTGGCCAGCGGCGGCGTGGTGGTGTCCGGCGAGGGCTTCGCCTACCGCGTCTACACCTACGTGGCGCAGCCCCCGGAGCTGGGCACCGGCCCCGGCCCCAGCGAGCCCGGCGAAGTCATCATCCAGCAGGTGGGCGGCGGCGGGTGGATTGCCACCACCGCGGCCTTCCACTACGCCGGCGGCGGACGTGTTCGCACTGGCGGCGCCGCGTCCGTGTCGGCCATGCTTCGCCCCAGCCCGCGCGCCCTGCTGCTGGCCAGCGGCCCACGCCTGCGCCTGCGCGGCTCCGCGAACGCCTACGCCCTGCCCCGGCCGCGGCGAAACCGTGACCTGGAGGACCTGGCCCTGGCGAACCTGGCGAGGACGGCCCGATGAACGCGCGGGACCTGGTGGAATTCTTCGACGCGCCCGCGGCGGGCAGCTTTACGCTGGTCCCGGAACAGGCGCTGGCATTCTTCCGCGCCAAGGGCCTGGCCACCAGCTTCACCTGGCGGGACCTTGTGGCCGACGAACACGCCACCGCGTTCACCGTGGCGAAAATGATGGACGTGGACCTGCTGCGGGACGTTCAAACGTCCCTGGCGGACGCGCTCGAGCGCGGCGTGCCGTTCCGCGAGTGGGCGGACAGCATCACGCAGGTGCTACAGGGCAAAGGCTGGTGGGGCCGCCAGCGCGTGGTGGACCCCATCAGCGGCCAGGTGGTGGTGGCCGAGCTGGGCAGTCCAGGCCGCCTGCGCACCATCTTCCGAACGAACATGCAAAGCGCCTACAGCGTGGGCGCGTGGCAGCGCATCCAGCAGCAAGCCGCCGAGGCGCCCTACCTGCTGTATGACGCGGTGGACGACCACCGCACGCGGCCCGAACATGCCGCGTGGGATGGCCGCGTCTACCCGGTGGACTCGCCATTCTGGCGCCAGCACTACCCGCCCAACGGGTGGAATTGCCGGTGCGGCGTCATCCAGCTTTCCGATGATGACCTCCAGGCCCTGGGGCTGAAGGCCTCGCCGCCCCCGCGCATCCAGCAGGTGGAAACGCCGAACCCGCGCACCGGCGGCGTGATGCGCCACCCGGTGGGCGTGGACCCCTCTTTCGCCTACAACCCCGGCCAGCTGCGGCAGCAGGAGCTGCAGCGCCTCGCCCTGGAAAAGGTCCAGGAGCTGGAGGGCTCCTATCGACAGGCCGCCATGGCGGGCATGGAAGCCTCGAGGCAGGCCGCGAGCGCCGCCGGCGCCGCTGCCGCGGCGATGAAACCGCCCGCAGACGCAGCGCGAAAGGCTGAAGCGTCGATGCGCGCCGCTGACCGGAAGGCGCAGGCCGAAATCGACGCCGCCCTGGCCAAGGGCGCCCCTTACCTGGCGCGCGCCATCCGGCAGGTGCAAGAGGAAGCGCCAGGGCTGGCCGCCTCCGTGCTACTGGAGCGCGCGGTGGCGCGGGCGGCCCAGCTGAAGGCCGAGGCCATGCTTTCGGGATACGTCTCTGCCATGGTCGCCGGGCGGACACCAGCGGCGCCCCAGCGCGCAGCTTTTGAGGCCTTGCCGGCCACCGCCAGGGCGGCGGTGGAGTCGGAAATCCGGCGCCGCCGCGGCTGACCTACTGAGGCGGCGGGAACAACTCCAGCGCGCGCTCCAGCGTCATGGTGGTGCGCTTGTGGCTGGGAAGGTACTCCACACCACGCTGGTGTCCTCCGGGCTCAGGAGGCTGGGCTGAATGTGGTGGATGAAGGCCTCCGCGGCTTTCCGGCCGTCCTTCGCCGGCCGCTTCACGATGGTTCCGCTCGATAGGTGCGTGTTCATTCGGATTGATCCAGGCAGGCGCGGACGTAGGTTTCGGCGTCGCGCTTCGCGTCCGCAAGCGAAGCGACAAGCATGGTGCGGCTGACCGCCAGCGGCACGCGAAGGGCGGGGCAGCCCGCGGCCCACCACCAGCCCGAGGCCTCAGAGCCGCGGACGGTGGCCAACTGGTGGTTGTAGTGGCGCAGGGAAGCCGCCACGCCGTTGGGCTCGGGCTTGTGATACCAGCGAATGCGCATCACTCCCCCTCCCGCATGGCGGCGAGCATGGCGGCGCGGCACTCGTTCCAGCCGCGAACGTAGGCTGCCGCCTCGTAACCCTCCTCTAGCGACAGCGAGGCCGGATCATCGATGCGCTTCTCGGCAGGCACCGCAGCGGGCTTGTCTTGAAGCGCCTCCAATCCCGCAACGATCAGCCGCGCGTCGTCTTCGGTGTCGGCTTGCGCCATCCAGCCGCGTTGCTTGCCGTAAACATCCCAGCGAGCGCCTTCCCGTTCAGCCCAGTAGGTGTCAGCCATTGTTGTTCTCCTTTTTGGCGGCGGCGAGCATGGCGTCATCGATGTAGCCAGCGAACGTTTCAGCGATGTGCTCAGAGCTGCAACCCTGAAAGGTGTGACCAAAAAACTCAGCCATCAGCAGCTCCGCGTAAAGCGCGCAAACTCCGCGCCAACGCTCGGCGTCGCGCTGCACCTCGGAAGGCACCGCAGCGGGTGGGGCTTCAATCTTCCCGGTCACGCAGTCACCCACTTGCACGTACTGCTCCATCCCTTCGGGCCAGTGAACCAGCACGCCGTCACCGTAGCGTTCGACTACCGGCTGCGCGGGCTGGGCTTGGGGGGGGGCGAGGTAGAGGCCCACAGTCTTGCCGGGGTTTGCATCGCAGTAGGCATCAACGGCCTTGCCGCTGTTTGCCTCGATGTCCCAGTCGCCGCGCTCGTTGCCGTAGATCGCGCCGGTATGAAGCAGGAACAACGGCTCGGCCTGCGGCTGCGTCGCCAGCTCCGACCGCTGGTTCAGCGCGGCGGCGATGCGCTGGGCGTCGTTTGGATTCGGCAGCGTTGCGGGCTGCTCAAGGGACGGCCCGTAGACCGTCCAAGCGCCAACGCCGGTTCGCTCAACACGATGCTCACTCACGGCCCACCCCCAGCGATGCGCGGATGCGCTGCCATGCCTTGACCGCAGAGGGGAAGTCGCGGTGCGTTGTCTTGAGGCCGATTACATCGCCAACAAGCGCCACATCCTCCGCGCTGGCCTGCGGGCTGGCTGCTGCATTCGCGCGACGCAACGCTTCTAGAGCGTCTTGCGAGGACGGGCTGGCCTGCGGCTGCGGGGCGGCGTAGAGAGGTGTATTCCTCGCGCCACTGACGGGGCCGGTGGTGAAAAACCTGCCGAGGCGCATTTCGCCGGGGTAGTCCACAAACCACGCCACCGGCTCGGCCTGCGGCTGCGGGGTCGGCTGCAACTTTTCGAGTTCGTCCAACGCCTCCACCACCCCGGCCTGCGCGTTAAGCGCGGCGGCGATGCGCAGTTGATCGCGCTCCGCTACGGCGACCTTGTGAAACGACTCAGCAACGGCGAGTTCTCGCTCCAGCTTTTCGATTTCAGTGACAACCCACGGGGCACATTCGCTGCCTGCTCGGACTCGCGCGGATAGCTTCACGTTCATCGGCGGGCCTCCAGTGGCGATTGGCCGCTGTTGTTTCGATCTTCGTAGTAGGACGTGATTGGGTCGCGGTTGTCGGTCGCGTCAGCCAAGTCCACCCAGTCGCTGATCTGCGCCGGAACAAAGCCGTTTCGCTGCTGGCGACCACGCGTTGTGCTTGCGAGATGGCAATACGTTTTGCCTTCATCATTGATGCGCCCAAAACCAATGACGCGCCAAGTGTCGCCGTCGTGCTTGATGGTCAGCTCACCCATTGGACACCCCCAAAGCGGCGAGGATGCGCTGCCATGCCTGCGTGACGCCTAGCGGCGCGTGCCATTCCACATGCCGCTGGATGACACCATCCACCACCGCCAAGTCCTCCGCGCTGGCCTGCGGCTGCGGGGCGGCTTCCTTGAAGTGCCACGACTCGCTTGGGCGGTACGGGTTGCGAATCTCAAGGTCGGGGCCGTCAGCGGCCTGCGGCTGCGGCTGCGGGGTCGAAGCTGGCTGCAAAAGCCACGCCTGCAAGGCCTTCCATTCGTGGTTGCGGCAGCCGCTCTCGACGTAGGTGCGGTAGTTGCCGCTGTGCTTGCGGCTCTCGTACTCGACGCGCTCTTTTGCCGCGTCGTAGCTCAGGTAGGCGTCAACGAAAACCCATTGCGTGCAGTAGCCCACGCGGCGGTATCGGTCGGGGATCGTCCACCCGCGATTGAACCGGCGCTCAAGACGCTCCGACAGATCGGAGGCGCATACCTCACTGTCCTCGATCCACGCAAAGTGCTCCGCGTAATCGGGGTCAAGGCCGTAGATTCGCGTCTCTCGCTGCACCGTGTAGATCGGGTCGGCGGTGAAGTGATCGTTCTTCTTGCGGTCTGCAAGCAGGCGACGGCGAACTTCCACAAGCGCCTCGGGGAGCGCCAACGCAGGAGGCGGAGTGGCTTGCTCGGCACGCACAGCGACCAAATCGTCGATTTCGCGCAGGCGCTCCTCTTGGTCGTGCCCGAAGCCGTTGCGAGCGATGTACCCGCGGTCCTTCTCCGCCCATGACACGCCAAGTTTCATCGGGTGCGTCGTTTCGCCGTCGAAGGTCACGAGGAATTCGCACCCGTCGAACCATTCATCGACCTCGCCAGACGCCACCGGCTCGGCCTGCGGCTGCGGGGCGGGCGGCATTCCGCCATAGCTCATGATTTCGTCAAAGTTGGCGATTGCCACCGGCTGCGCGGGCGGGGCTTTCATCACCTCGCCCAACTGGATCGTCAACTGCCCAATGCGACGGCGGGCGTGGTCAAGCTGCGTCACAAGGTCGGGCGGGGCGAGGTAGCACTTCACGACTTCATGCCCGAGTGCTTTTAACTCGCCACCTTTGACTCGTATGAAGTCACCGTCCGGTAGGCGAGCAAAATAGATCGGCTCCTGCGCGTCGAGGGCGGCGAGGAGGTCGCGGAGTGCGCGGTCGAGGTAATCGGCTCGCTCGGAATCGACGCCCGGCTGCTTGATGGTCGCCTCCCGCGCTGCCGCGAGGGCCTGGGGAAGGTCAGCCATTGGCCTGCCCCTTCTGCATTGCCGCCTCGGTTTCGAGCAGCGCGATTCGATGCGCCTGCTGCTCGATTGCCTGCTTCGCTTGCCAGAGCAGCGTTCGACTCACGGTGACGCGGCCCGTCGCGCTGGTCTTGCTGGCGTCCAGGGCGTCGAGCAGGTCGCGCACGAGCAGTTCGGTTTCGCGGTTCATGCGGCTCTCCATACGGGCTTCGGGGAAAGGTGGCTCGACTTTGCGGGAGCGAACCCCGCACGGACAATCATCCCGCGGCGCGATGCCAACTGCGCCGCCGCTCCCCATGCCCTGCCGTCGTGCGGCGGCTCGATGCAGTTCGCCGCGCGCACGTCCTCGATCAGAAACGACTCGGGCCAGCGGTTTCGCGCGAACGCCTGGATGGCATTGCACGCGCGCTCCGTCCAGTCCGGCGAGGCGCGATCGGCAGCTTCGCCGACCGCCTCGATGGCCTCGTCACGCTCGACACGGGCGTTCATGCGGCACGCCCTTGGCCGGGATCGACGCCAGCCGCCGCCATCCGCATTTGATACTCACGCGAACGCCGAACCGTTGCGTCCACCAGGATTCCGGCGAACTCGGTATTGAGCTTCGCCCAATGGTGCAGAAACGCGATGCGCTCGCGGTCGTCCTGCATGTCCACGCGCCGACCATAGGCGTCCATTGCGGTTTCGATGTCCACGGGGACGTGCTTCACGATTTCAGCGAACAGGCTCATGCTGCACTCCTCCTCATTGCCTTGTGATGCTCGGCGTGGTGTTTCGCGCAAAGCCAGCGAACATCAAGCGGCTTTGAATAGTCGTCGTGATGCGCCTGGGCGCGCTCTGCGCCACAAACCTCGCAGGGCCTGCGGGGCAATTTGCCGTCTCGAATCGCGTTGTTGACCATATTCACGGCGATTCGCTTATCGGGGTTGCGTTCCGCGTATCGACGCTTTGCCCTACTGCCCGCCTGCTTCCCCTGTTCAGTCGCCTGATAGGCAGATCGCGCCTCGACGCGATCCGGCCTGTCTCCGCGCTTCCTGTCGTACTCGCGGTAGTAGTCAATCCGAACCAATCGGTTCGCCTTGACGTATTCCTTGGTGCAGTCCTTGCACTTCGAGCTGATTCGTCCCGTTGTGGCTCCGTAGAAATCCATCAGGGACAAGGTGCGGTCACATGCTTTGCAGTGCTTTTCCATGACCGACCTCAAAAAGGCACATCGTCAATGTCATCGCCGAACGGATCGTTCGACTGAGGCACCGCGCGTGCCGGCTTCTCGGCGCCGCACTTCTGGCCGCCCTTGTTCGTGGTGCGCGACGGGCCATCACCTTCGCCTTGCTTCCCGCCCTGCAGGGTCAATTCCTGCACGTCGAGCTTGAGCTTCGGATTGCCCTCGTAGCTGTCGAGCGTGATGCGGCCCTGCACGGTGACGCTGCTGCCCTTGGTCACATAGTCCGCGACCTTCTGGCCGCGCTCGCCCCACATGCTGCAATCGACCCACAGCGTTTCCTTCTCGCCGCCGCCGACGTACACGTCCACGGCGACGGAGAACCCGAGCACCGGCTTGCCGGCCTGAGTGTGGCGAAGAACGGCGTCTTTTCCGACGCGGCCCGCAAAGATTCCGATGTTCATGCTGCTTTGTCCTCGTTGATGAATTGCAAGATCGACTGCACCTCGGCCCACGCGCTGACCGCGGCGGCTTCGAGCTGTTCGTGAAAGGCCTTGTCGGCCTCGATGCGTTGCACGTAGAGCCGGCGATGCGCCGGCATCCGCGGGTCGTAGCTGATGAAGTCCGACCACGCGCGGCCCGTCACCCAAAGCTCGCCCTGCACCTGGGCGACGTGTTCCTCGGGCATCCCGTTCCGCAGCGTCTCGACGTGCACGGCCGGGTTGTAGGGGCATTTGATTTGCCCCATGCCGTCGTCGCCAACGAGGAAGTCGGGCGAGCAGCCGACAAAGGGCAGCGCGCCGTGGATGACGAAACCAGCCGTCTCGACAAGCAGGCCCGTCTCGGCTTCATAGGCAGCGCGCGCCGCGGCCTCAACGTCGTGGCCCCAGTCCAGCGGCTTCGCGCGCACCTGCTCACGCGGCTGGCCGGTCAGCAGCTCGGCCACGACCTCGCCGATATAGTCGGTGCGCGCCTTGAGCGGCTTGCCGTCTTTCTTGGCGAAGGCGAGCAGGTCGGAGAACCGCGAGGCGGTGAACTTGCCGGCGCGCAGGGCCAGCCACTCGGGCGTGTTCTGCTGGACGGTCACGCGGCCACCTCGCGCGCTTCGCCGTCGATGGTGTTCGCGGCGTCGGCGATGGCCTTCAGGCGGGCGAGCTCGACGGTGCCGACCATGCCGCGCTTGTCTTTGCCGATGGCCGTCCACTCGTCGGCCAGCGCCTTCGAACCACTATTCGCCACGGCCTCGAGGTGGGCGATCAGCTCGCGCCGCTCCGGCGTGTCCTGCGGCTCGGCAGCGGCGACAGCCTGCTGGCCCGCCGATCCGGTCGGAGCCTCGGCGATGCGCTCGGCCTCGTCCTGGTCGTAGATGCCGACGTAGCCGAACGCGAGGCGGGCGCACTGGATCATCGCCTTGTGGCGCAGCATCCGGCGCGGGTGGGTCTTCCACGGCTGCACGCCTTCGCGGCGGCACTCGGCCATCCACTCCGTGACCTTGATCGGGTGGCTGCGGTCTTTGCGGTAGATGATGC